GGGAGGGCTTGTCGCGGTCGATGGCTGCGCGACGGGCTTTATGCGAATCAGTCGCCGGGCGATTGAGATGCTGTGGAATGACGCTCCTGAATATCAGGAACGGCATAAAGACCAGCCATCCCGGATGGTCTTCGATGTTCAGCTTATTGATGGCGAACTTATTTCTGAGGATATCGTCCTTTGCAATAAGTGGACAGCATTAGGCGGAACTGTTTATATCGATCCTTCGATTAATTGCGGGCATTCCGGCGAAAAGCGCTGGATGAGCAATTTCTCGAATTGGATAGAATGGATGGGAAGGGAACATGGAAAAAGTGTCCATTGAATTGCCCGTGCAGGCATGGGGCGTCATTATGCAGCGTCTCGCCAAATTTCCTTTTGAGGAAGTGGCGGATCTGATTGCGGAGATCAAGCGTCAGGGCGACGCCAATCTGGCGGCTCTGCAGGCGAATCCGCCGGATTTGGACGAAGAGTAACCATATGACTTTATCAGCGCCGTGAGTTATAATCTCACGGCGTTTGATCTTATGAGGGAAGCATGGCTACCAGCGGGGAATATAGCCTTTATAAAATCACCAATAAACAAAACGGTGATTTTTATATTGGCTTGACCTCAAAAAATGTTGACAAAAGATTTAATGAGCATGTCCGTCATGCGCGCCGAAAGGTAAATAATGGTCATTTTTATAGGGCCATAAATAAATATGGTGCAGATAGTTTTGTTTTAGAAACATTATTCAACGAGCAGTCAAAAGAGGCGGCTATTGAATCCGAAATACTTTTAATACTGGATTTGTCGCCTGCTTATAATTCAACAATGGGTGGTGATGGGACTTCTGGTCATAAAGTAACTCCAGAAGGTCGGTTAAAGATGGGTCGAATCCATATTGGAAATAAATATAATTTAGGACGTAATTGGTCGGATGCCCAAAAAAATGAAATGAGTAAAAAGAAGAAAGGGTGCCTTGCTCCTCCACCCACCGAAAAAATGCAAGAAACTCGTGCGAAAAACATGAGAAAGTCTGCATTTTCAAATAGAAAATCGGTTATATGCATTAATGATGGAATCGAATATAATTCTATTTCTCATGCAGCCGATGCGTATAGGATTCATAAGTCAAGCATTTCAAAGGTTTGTAGAAAAGAAAGAAACTCAATATTTGGCCTAGTGTTCAAATTTAAGGATCTTCAAAATGAGCACTAGCAATACTTATAATTTTAATCCCTCTTTAGGTGAAGTCACCCTCTACGCCTATCAGCTGATAGGTCTGCGCCCGACCAGCCTCGTTCAAGAGCATTTCGACGCCGCCCGCATGGCGACGAATATGATGTTCACGCGCTGGAGCAATCAGGGCGTCAATCTTTGGGAAGTTAAGTTCGTCACCGTCCCGCTCGTTCAAGGCACGTCGTCATATACTGTCCCGGCCAATGCCGTCGTTATGCTGGACGCATTCGTCACGACCGGAACGGCTCCCAACGCAATTGACCGGATTATTCTTCCGATCAGCCGCACAGAATATATGTCCTACCCGAACAAAGCCCAGCAGGGCTTCCCGACGACGTTCTGGTTCGACCGCACTTTGACGCCGACCTTTACGCTTTGGCCTGTCCCGGATGGCTCGCAAGTCTCCTTGACGTATGCCTATGTCTCCCGCATTCAGGACGCCAATCTGAGCGGCACGCAGGAAATGGACATGCCGCCGATATGGCTTGAGGCGATGGTCTATGGCTTGGCTTTCCGGCTTTCGCAGGTCTGGGCGCCGGAGAAGGCGGCGATTATGAAGCCAATGGCGGATGAGTCTTACGATATTGCCGCGGCTCAGAATATCGAAACGGCCAATACTTATTTGTCACCGCAGTTGTCTGGCTATTTCCGATGAGACCGCATGGCCGCGCTACAGTAAGTTCGAGAAATCCTAACGCCTTCGGTATATGCGATAGGTGTGGGTTTCTTTACAACCACAACAGACTGACTTGGCAATTTGACTACGCCGGCGCCGGCTTGATCAACAAGCGCATTCTGGTTTGCGATACCTGCACAGATACCCCACAGCAGCAGCTGCGCGCGATTATCTTGCCGGCAGATCCGACGCCTATCCTCAACCCTCGCGTGCAGGATTATGTGTCGGCCTCGACCGACTATCGCACAACGCAGGGCAATACGGTAAACGCTCAGACCGGCATCCCGGTCATCGGCGGAGATACCCGCCAGACAAATCCGACGCAGCTGCCAATCTTCCAATATGGCTTCCTGATGCTTGAACTTCAGGTCGGCTTTATTGCGCAAGAAGGTGCAATGAGTTCTTTTGGTATTCTGCTTGAAGAAGCGTCTGGAAGACTTCCTCTTGCAACCTATCTGCGCGTTACGCAACAGACTGGCGAGCCGGAAAATGGGCTCAATCCTGCTCCCGGCACTGATTTCAATGCTCCGGGCAATGACGATCCGGGTCTACCGTATGAGAACGTCGTTGTCCCTGTAACCGGCGAGGATGATACATAATGGCCGTCGTTCAGATACCTAACTTACCTGTGGCGACAGCACTTACAGGCGCCGAAGAACTGGAAATTGTTCAGGCGGGCGAAAGCAAGCGCACAACGTCTCAGGCTATCGCCAATCTGGCGCCGGATATGACGTTTCCGGGCTATTGGGCTTCATATTATAGCACTGTGAGCCAGACCAATCCTGTTGGCGGCGCGGTCAATAAGGTGACGTTCAATAATTCGACTGGCAATTACGGCATATCTGTCGCGTCAAACACGCAAATCACCGTGTCGAACGCTGGCGTCTACAGCATCGATTTTACCGCGGAAGTCGACAAGAATGACGGCGGCGCCGATCAGGTCAATTTCTGGTTGATGAAAAATAACTCGAACCTGACGGCAACAAATCGTCGCGCGACGCTTTCTGCTACGGGAGAAAAAACGCCTGTTTCGGTGAGTTATATACAGTCCCTGAACGCTGGCGATTACCTAGAAATCGCGTGGTCTTCAGCAGATATCGATCTGCTGCTTTATGCGGAAGCCGCTGCTGGTTCCCTGCCGGCTACGCCTTCAATCCTGATGAATATCCAGCTTGTAAGGGAACTGTAAAATGGATCACCAGACGATTTATAACGTCCTGATTGGCCTTATCAGCGCGATGCTTGGCTGGTGGCTAAACAACGTCTGGATGTCGATCAACGAACTTCGCCGTATAGACAAAGAACTGGCCGATAAGGTCGCGTCTATTGAGGTTCTCGTTGCTGGAGAGTATGTGACCAGAGACGAGTTTAACAACGTCATGAGCCAAGTATTTAGCAAGTTGGACAGGATCATGGACGCCGTTAGCAAGAAGGCCGACCGATGAATATGGATTATTTCTTTGACCGTATTCGTCGGGCCGTATTTGGCGGCAAGCTGACGCAAAAGCAGGTCGACGGCATCAACAAAATCATCGCATATCGCGATAGCAAATGGCCGAATATGTCAGACGATGAACTGGCGTATCTGCTGGCGACGGTTACGCATGAAACGGCCTTCACCATGCAGCCCATTAAAGAGATGGGAAGCCCGGCTTATTTCGCGACGAAGCGTTACGCCCCTGACTGGATCGGCCGCGGATTGATTCAGATAACTTGGAAATACAACTACGTAAAATTCGGCATCCAAAACAATCCTGCAGCGGCTCTAACGTGGCCTGTGGCGCTTGATATTGCGTATCGCGGCATGATTTTTGGGATGTTCACGGGCAAGAAACTGGCTGATTACATCAAGCCGGGGAAGACGCCTGACTATGTCGGCGCTCGCCGAATCATCAATGGGACGGATAGGGCCAAGCTGATTGCCGGCTATGCGCTTTCCTACCAAGACGCACTTAAACAAGCAAAGCAGGGGCAAAAATCATGAATAGCATTCTTGTAAACTGGAAGACGACTGTCTCCGGCCTTATCCCTTTGGTGGCGTATGCCCTAAATTATGCCGGCCTCTGGCCGTCTGTGATCCCGCTGCCTCCGTTTGATCAGGTTTGGCCGTTTGTCCTTGCCATCGTCGGCATTGGCGGCACGGCCAAAGACAGCAACGTCACTGGCGGGACGACCCACCAGTGATAGCCTATGTTATCGCCGGGATTATCGGCGCCGTCCTGTATTCTTTAGGCGCTTTGGCGCTCAAGATGATCAAGGAAGGCGGCGCGGCGGAAGAAAAGGCGAAAGAGGCAGGTAAAGCCGCCTCTATTTCTAAGGATCAGGCGGAAATAATCGCCCAGCCGAAGACGACCGATGAGACGATTGCTGATCTCGACAATAATCGCTTTTAGCGTTTCGGCATGCCAATCGACGAGCGGAGGCGGTTGTCCTCCGCTTATCAATTACAGCGCTGCGCAACAAAAACAGGCCGCTAATGAACTTCGCAAAATGCACAGCGAGGCTCAAGTCGCCAAGATGATCACAGACTACGGGAAGCTTAGGGCGGCCTGTCGGGTCGGAAGGTAGTAACCGCCCCGAAAAGTATGGTAATATACCGCTGAAATACGGGGTTTTCGATGACTACGGGCCTAAGCTACGACGGATCTATTTCTGGGACGACCAGCTATATCACCCAGATCTCCACAATGGCCGTTGTCGAGCCGACAAATAGTGATTTTCTGAACATTCTTCCTCAGATGATCACCTATGCCGAAAATCGGATCTATCGCGATCTCGACTTTGTCTTCACATCCGTATCAAACACCAGTTTCTCCCTTCCTGTAGGGACAAGATCAATAACCGTCCCTGCAGGGACGAATTTTGCTGCCGGCGCCCCATACGGCGGCGGCGTTCTTGTCGTTCCTGAGCAGATCAATTTGCTTACGCCGGCCGGATCCACAAACCCGGATAACGCCATTCGCGTCCCTTTGATGCCCGTCACGAAGGAATTTCTGGATGCGGTATTTGGCGCTTCTTCTAGTGTAAGCCAGCCGAAGTATTTCGCTGTCTTTGACGACTATACCTTCCTTGTCGGCCCCTATTCTGACGCAACTTATACGGTCGAGATCGTAGGCACGTTCCGTCCGGTTAGCATGTCGTCGAGCAATAAGACGACATTTATCAGCCTGTATTTGCCGGATCTGTTTATCATGGCGAGCATGATCTATATCGCCGCCTATCAGCGCAACTTCTCCAGCGCTGCTGGCAATGACCCGCAAATGCCGGTCACATATGAAACGCAGTATCAGACGCTTCTGCGCGGCGCTATGTCCGAAGAAAATCGCAAGAAGTTCGAAGCTGCAGGCTGGACGTCACAGTCTGCTTCCGCCACATCGACGCCGTCGAGAGGGTGATAAATGCCGCATTCGACGCTTAAACTCCTTCCCGGCGTTGATGAGAACAGGACGATTGCCCTCAACGAAGCGGCGATTTCTTATTCTCAGCTTGTGCGTTTTGTCCCTGACAAACAGGGGCTGGGTCTCGTTCAGAAGCTTGGCGGCTGGACGCGCTATTTTTCGTCTAATGTCGGTTCAATTGTTCGCGCGCTATGGGCATGGCAGGATACGAATAACGTCGACTATCTTGCGCTTGGAGCGCAGTCGCGTTCATCGTCGATAACGTCTGCGACGAGATCTGGGTCTACGGTCACAATCGTTTATAGCGGCTCAAATAGCTATGCTGTCGGCGATACGATTGTTACGACTGGTCTGAGCAATAGCGCGCTCAATGGAACATTTACTGTTACTACATCTTCTCCGGGGCAAATAACCTTTACGACCTCTAGTTCGGGCGTCATTGGAAATAGCGCCCCCGGAACGATTTACGCCGGCGATGGCCTTTCGGTCATTGAAGGCGCTTCTCGCGCAATTATCACGCCGCGGTCGCAGCTTTCCAATGTTGGCGTTCTTGCAGATACGCAGCTGGGTAGCCCGTTTGTAACCCTAACGGCTATTGGCTCAAACATTGATAGCTACGACACCGTGTATATTGAGACCCCGATTAGCGTCGGCGGCCTTGTTCTATTTGGGCTGTATGAATGTATCTTCGTCGATGGAACCGATAACTTTCAGGTTATCGCCAGAGATGTTAGCGGCAACGATATTCTCGCGACGTCTACGGTCACGAATGGCGGCGCCGTTCCTTATTATTCAGTCACGATCAATCAGTCTGTTGTTACGGTCACGCTTAACGACCACGGCTACGTCATTGGCGATACCTATACCGCTGTCGTATCGACGTCTCTTGGCGGTGTGACAATCTATGGCAATTACACCGTAACGGATCTTGTCTCGAATAATCAGTTCAAGATCAACGCGGCCAACGAAGCGACTTCAACTACTGCTGCTTTTATGAACAGCGGTAATGCCAGATATCTTTTCTACAAGCTGCCCGGCAACCTTCCGGCCGCTATTGGTTACGCCATCAATCCATATGGCGATGGCGGCTACGGCACAGGCGTTGTTCCTTCGACCTTGAACGAAGGCAATCCAATTCAATGCACAGATTGGACGTTAGACAATTGGGGGCAGGTTCTTGTTTCCTGTCCTGTCGGAGGCCCGATATTTACTTGGGATCCGACGACGGGCGCCGTTCAGTCGGGCATTATCTCTAATGGCCCTGAAGTCAACGATGGCATGTTTGTCGCCATGCCGCAGCGTCAGATCATCGCATGGGGCTCGACTTTCAATGGAATTCAAGATCAGCTTCTGATTCGCTGGTGCGACGTCAATGATTACGATCAATGGACGGCGTCGATCACTAATCAGGCCGGTTCTTACCGCCTGCCAAAGGGATCCCGTATTGTCGGCTGTATTCAGGGGCCTCAGCAGGGTCTGGTTTGGACAGATCTTGGCATTTGGGCCATGCAATATGTTGGCCCTCCTTATGTCTATCAGTTCAACGAAATCGGCAATGGTTGCGGATTAATATCCAGAAAAGCCGCAACTTCAATGAATGGCGTCGTTTATTGGATGGGCCAGAGCCAATTTTACCGCCTTTCTGGATCCGGCGTTGAAATGATTACATGCCCAATATGGGACGTTATCTTTCAGGAATTAGACGAATCTAATCTCGACAATATTCGAATTGCAGCGAACTCGCGATTTGGTGAAATTGCGTGGTATTTCCCTACCCTAAGCGGCAACGGCGAGCCGACAATGTATGTGAAATACAATGTTGCGCTTAACCAGTGGGACTTTGGCACGCTGACGCGCACGGCTTGGATCAATCAGTCGGTTCTGGGGCCGCCAATTGGAGCCGGCCCGATGATCCCGGCAGATGTTGAGAATTTCATCTATCAGCATGAGACATCGACAGATGCCGATGGGCAGGCAATGGTTTCCAGCTTCCAGACCGGCTATTTCTCTATGGATGACGGCGAATACAAAGTATTCGTTGATCAGGTTTGGCCTGACATGAAGTGGGGTTATTTCGGCGGAACACAGGACGCCGATTTACAGCTTACATTCTATGTCGCCGATTATCCGACTGATACGCCAATTGCGTATGGGCCGTTCAATATCAATCATCAGACGCAATATATCACGCCGCGATTCCGTGGTAGGCTGATGTCGATAAAGATGCAAAGCAGCGACATCGGATCGTTCTGGCGTATTGGCGCCACCCGATATCGCATTCAAAGAGACGGTAAATTCTGATGGCGACGCTTGACGACATCCTCACAACACAAAAGAACGGCGTCGTCGCAATCAATGCGTTGACCGATAGCGTCAATATATTTCGCAAGCGCATCACGGGCCAATATCGCTCTCTGACGGTTTCTTCGCGAACGGAAATAGCGCGTGGGCCGGGCATATTGATTGCCTATACTGTGACTGTCGCCGGCGCCGCAGGCTGGATCTACGATTCTATTTTGCCGATCACGACGCTTTTGCAGGGTGGCGTTCCCGCTCCGGGAAGCGTGACAGTGAATTATCGGCCGGATTATTCTTTCGCTGTTGGCGACACAGTGATTGTTGAAAACACAATTTGCGATAACGGCGGCGCTCCTTTGGGCTATAACGGCACTTATGTCGTGACAGCGGCGACGGCCAATACCGTGACTTTCGCCAGCGCGCAGACTGGCAACCAGACGCAAGCCGGAACAGTGTTTAATCAGAAAGCCGCCAATCGCATTACGGCGACTGCGGCTTCTGTTGCGACCGTTCAAATAGGCGCTCCTTTTACGGCTGGCCTTGTCGTCGAGCCGGGCGCCGGCCAATCGCTCAACGTCATTTACTCTTTGGACTAAGAACATGCCGCTCAAAAAAGGAAAATCCCAGAAGACGATTTCGTCAAACATCTCTGAGATGATCCATGCCGGCCATCCGCAGGATCAGGCAGTAGCCGCGGCTCTATCAACAGCGCGGCGTTCGCGCGCAGAAGGCGGCGATCTCCCTGACGCGCCTGAGAAGGACAAGGTTCACGTTGGCCCAATCCATAGCAATGTGTCTGGCAGGACTGATCATTTACCTATCCACGTTCCTTCTGGCTGCTATGTTATTCCGGCTGATATTGTTTCCTCTCTTGGAGAGGGCAACACGATGGCTGGCTTCCGGGCGCTGAATAAGGTCTTTGGCCGGCAGGTCTATGGCGGCGGGGAAGCGACTGAAATCGTCGCGGCTGGCGGCGAATATATTGTCACGCCTGAATCTCTGCAGGATATATTTGGGGATATGGATCTCGCGCATAACGAGATGGACAAGTTTGTGAAGCTGGCGAGAGCGCAGCTGATCAATACGCTGAAAGCGTTACCGGGGCCACGCAAGGATTAGGAAGGGACTTGCGATGAGTGAAGAGGTAAAAGTTAGGATAGGGACAAAAGATGATATTCACGCCGTAATGGAACTTGCCGTTCTGGCATGCCGCGAAAACGGGATATCTGTCCCCAACACAGAAAAGCTTTTGGCCGACGTTTGGGCTGGATTGACGCAGGACTTTGGCGTCATGGGCCTGATCGGCGAGCCGGGTCAGCAACTAGAAGGCTTGGTTTTGCTCAGAATCGGAACCTTGTGGTATAGTGATGATCCAATAATAGAAGAAAAATGCGTCTTTGTTCACCCGGAATTTCGCAGCGCCAAGGGAGGAAGGGCTCGTAAGCTTTGCGAATTTGGGAAAAAGGTTTCGGATGAACTTGGAATACCTCTTGTCATCGGCGTTGTCTCTAACACCCGAACGAGAAGTAAGGTAAAGATGTATGAGCGGCTCTTTGGTCAACCGGCCGGGGCGTATTTCCTCTACGGCGGCAAGACCGGCGAGTGGCATCAAGAGGCGGCAGAATAATGATCTGCACACCGACTGCGATTTGGAGCCTGTAAATGGGTAGCAAAACTTCAACCGCTCCTATTAATCCCTTCATGCCGCAGTCGGTGCAATCGACCCAGATTCCGCCGGAAGTTCGCGCCGCTTATCAAAAGGCGATAGGTCGCGCAGAGCAGGTCTCGCAGACGCCCTTCCAGCGCTATTCGGAAAGCCCGGAAGCTTTTGTCGCGCCGATGACCGGCACGCAGCAGCTTGCGACGCGAAACATTCTTTCCCAGCAGCAAGGCGCGCAGCCTTACTATCAGGCTGGCGCTGCGCTTACCGGCCGCGCCGGCTTAACCGCGGCGCCGGATGTCGTAGGGCAGTATATCTCTCCCTATACGCGAGCCGTCGCAGAGCCGACGATGGCTCTTCTAGGTCAGCAGCAGGCCCAGCAGCGCGCCCAGCAGCAGGCGGAAGCCATCAAGGGCGGCGCCTTCGGCGGCGAGCGCGCCGGTCTTCAGCGCCAGCTTCTCCGCGGCCAGCAGGACTTGGCTACGGGCAAAACGCTTGGCGACATCATGCAGGCCGGCTATGCGCCGGCGATGCAGGCGGCCCAGACAGATCTTGCGCGCCAGCTTCAGGCCGGCGGCCAATTCGGCACGTTAGGCGCTGGCGCGCAACAGGCTGGCCTGCAGGCGGCGCAGGCGCTTATGGGCGCCGGCACTGTCGAGCAGCAGACGCAGCAAGCTGGACTTCAGGCGCTCTATAACCAGTTCCTGCAAGAGCGCGCATATCCGTTCCAGACGTCGCAGTTCTATACTGGCGCCGTCACTGGCGCCGGCCCGCTGTTTGGCTCGACCCAATACAACTGGCAGCAGCCGCAATATCAGCCCTTCTTCTCCGATCCGCGTCTCAAGCAGGGTCTGGGGCAGGCATACGCGCGCGGCGGCGAGCCTGAGCGGGTAGGCCAGCT